TAAATGTTATTGTTGCGACAAAAAAAAAAAGCAAAGAGTCCATGTAGGACTCTCGCCTCAGAAGAATTATTTAAACGCTACTGATTCAACAGTTACGTTTTTATCAAATAAATCACCAACTTCGCCATTAATAATAGCAGTAAATAGATTTACATCTTCAGTCCAAGATACGTTAATATCTCTCATTCTAGTTTCCTGAATCTTCTCCACATGAATATACGTGTGGCTAGAAATAGCCAGGAATGCTAGTGTTAAAGATACACATACCACAACTTCAACAATAACTCCAATAACTTTCATCATAAATGTCTTCATAATAATTACCTCCAATTCAAATTAACTATTAAACAACAACATTTAAATATTCTTCTATTATACACGTTGTAATTTTTGCGAAGGATAAAAAGAAGAGTCTAAGTAATAATTACCTAAACTCTGTCTTTTGTACTACTTCTTGTAATACTTTGACTTCTTAGCCTCTTCTATTGAATCAACTAACCAGTTAACTACGTCTTCCATCTCATCTGCCTTGATTGAAAAGACCATTTCTAAGTCATCTGACTTCATTCTGATCTGTACTTCCTCATCAAGTGCATTGACTTCAACTTCGTTTGCTAATTCTCTTCTCATAATAAATTCCTCCTTAAAATCTAAGTTTACAAGACATTCGTCTCATTATACACATTGTAATTTTTGCGAAAAAGAAAAGCAAAGAGGCCATGTAGACCTCTTACGCTTGACTAGATATAACTTTTTTTTGGTTATACAGCTTTAAGTGTAAACTGCACTTTCACATCCTTATTGTGAACATGCTTTAACCTTCCACAGATCGAACATTCTCCAAACTCTGGATCTGTAAACAATTCGAATACATCATCTGGAACCTTCTTCAAGATTTCGTTTTGCTTCTTGCATATGAATTCGTTATAAGACTTACTACTACCTTCGCAGGGCTTAATACCCTTTGAAGATTCGTACTCCTTATTCCATTCTTCATAATGCTCATTTAAAGCGTCAGCTCCTCTATTATAAGCTTCCATAAATACTGCATCAAATGCATTTTCAGCTCCTTTCTTATTTACAAGAATATCCAAGCCTCCTTCCGGTAACTCATACTCATCAATAAACCAACGAAAATATGCCATATACATAACTATACCTCCTAAATATAATAGTTACAATACTTGTCATTATAGTGCGTGTTTATGTTGCGAATGGTAAAAAGAAGAGTCTAAGTAATAGTTACCTAAACTCCTCAGAAACCTATTACATTACTTTACTAGCAATATCTACTACTTGTAATTCAAGATTTCGCTTAATGCTCCATAATGCTTCTCGCAATTCATGAATCTCCTGTCCTTTCTCTCGTATAATTCGCTCATACTCCTCAGGTGTCTTTTGACTATTAACCACTGATTGAGTGTACAGACTAGAATGCTGTCTAATATAACGATCAATTTCGCTCTTATTAAACATATATCTAGGTCTTTTATTACCCAAACCAACGTTAATACTATCAAGTTCTCCTGAACGAGCCAAACTATATACCTTAGATACTTTACAACCAATCATTGCTGCTGCATCTTGTGCATTAATCTGATCTACTTTTACGTTCATAATAAAACCTCCTATAAATATAAACAATAGTTTTCTATTATACACGTTGTATTTATTGCGAAAAAAAAGAAAGAGACTATGTAAAGTCTCTAACTTTTCAAACATTAATTTTCATTTTTACATATGTGATACTCATTTCCGTAACATGCATCCTTACCTTTGAAGTCACTTGCAACGTAAGGACAACCTACGCAACGACTACTACAATAGTAGCCATCATGTGCCTGTCCTTGGCCGTCATAAATGACTGTCTCAGCATCTTTGTATGTTCTTAATGTATCCTCTCTCATAATGATTCCTCCTTTGAAAATACAATAGTTTTCTATTATAGCCACTGTATTTTTTGCGAGGATAAAAAGAAGAGTCCATGTTTATAATATGAGCAAGCATGAGCGACCTAAGTCGCCCACACAAACTCAAATATAGTATCAAGTAGACCGTGTTAAAATATATGTTTATTGTTACGTAGAGAGGAGGTATAATAGACAGTGGAACTAAAACATTTGAGGTTGGTCTACTTGTTAACTATCAACACTTATAGTGTGCATTTAGGTATTTCTGCCAAGCCATAACCATATTAGACTTAGGAGTTGAGATAACTCCATCAGCTTTGGTTCCCATTTTGACCTGCCAAGCTTTAATTGTAATAGGACCAAGATGTCCATCGGCATTAACTCCAAGCCATCTCTGCAAAGCTTTAACTGTTACAGGTCCCATAACGCCGTCTACATTTACGCCAAAGAATTCCTGTGTACGTCGAACAGTAGCAGGACCCATAATGCCATCTGCTTTTAGCTGATTCCAACTAACTGCATTAAGAGCAGAATGTGTCTTAGGACCGTATTTACCGTCTGGAGTGAGACCAGAAGCAGACTGGAAAGCAACCAGTGCATCGTAGGTCCTCTTTCCAAAGATGCCGTCAACCGTACCACAGCCAAAGCCTTTTGCATTAAGCTTAGTCTGAAGTGCAGCTACTTCCTGGGCACCATAGTGGTTAATGATATAGTTCTTAGCTTCTGTAATCTTGTCTGTAACTCCTGAGGATACGACAGCAATGCTCGTCTTGTCATACTGAACTGCATTGGAGTCCAATACAACGCTGACGTCAACGCCGCCATTAATTCCAGGAATCATACCTCTAGAGGTATACTGCCACAGCCATACGTTAGCAACATTTGGTCTCTTACCCTGCTGACCGTTATTAGCATTGTACTTTGCAATCCAACGAATATACGGCGTATTTCCAAGATTGTTATTAAACCATGACTCAGATGCATAGACACCTGGCGTGTAGCCAGCAGCCTTGATTGCTTCACAGAAAATTACAGATGCAGCATTAGCAATGCCTTCTGTCCCCTTCTGCTCAGAATCAAAGAACACTGGTAATTGTGGGTGATGGCCTGCTAACAGTCTAAGAGCATGCTGAGCTTCTGAGCGAGCAGCGCCCTCGGTCTTTGCATAAGAATACAAATAAACTCCATAAGGAATTCCAAGTCTCTCACACTCCGATACGTTGCGCGCCCACTGCTTATCGTCCTGCTTCGTCTGATCAGAGCCATAACCGCATCGAAGGATTGCTCCGGAAATATGATTCTTTGCGGTATTCCAGTCAACGACTCCCTGATGTGTAGATACATCGATGATGAGGCCTGAGATGCCACCAATAGTGGTAGTGGCTGGGGTCGGTGCAGGAGATGGATTTGGAGTTGGTGTTGGAGCTGATTCAGGTGTAGGAGTTGGTTCTGGTGCTGGTGCTGGTTCAGGCGTAGGAGCAGGTGTTGGTGCTGGTGCTAGCTGAGGAGTTTCAACCACTTCCGATTTTGACGGTTTTGGCTGAACTTCCGGAGTCGGTTTCTCTTCGACCTTTTTCTCTTCAACTTTTGGCACCTTAATCTCGTCAACCTCTGCTTTATTCTGATTAAGAAACACCGTAAGCTTCTCAATAAGTTCTTTAAGAAGATTAATGAGTTCCTGCATAGATTTACTCCTCCTTCTTAGGCTCGGTATAATTCAAAGCATTCTGACTGTCTCCAATTCCAGAAGTTGTTGGATCAACTACAACACCAACCAGGCAAAGAACCTTTACAATCCCACTAAGAATAGCATATACTACACTCCGATCGACCATAGGAGCGACACCACATGCTGCTAGAATCATGTATACGACATCAAGAATGCAGGAGATGATTGCCAGTAAAGTTACCTTGTTCTGAAGACGAAGTTTCCAATTAATCTTACTCATAATTGCTTCTCCTTTCTAATAAACGTTAGCTAATATTTGTACCGCCAGCCATATGACTGACTAAGTCCTCTTTAGCATCTTCCATTTGCTGTAGATTATTTCCAGAAATCCCATGATCTAATAACGCAACTAATGCTTTCTGAGTGACTGCAGTACCTTTTTCTAAATATTTAAGACGAAGATTATCGTTATCAAAATATCGCTTATACTTAATGTCATTGTCGATCATTTGCTGCTGCATTACTTTTAAAGCTTCTTCTAACGATAAGATCCTAGCGTCCTGATCTAGACTTGGCTTCTTAACGAGCCTATAAATCTCTCCAATAATCTTCACAACTCCCCATATAGAAAGAATTGCAGAAGCTACAGCGCCCATTGCGATTAAGATTAGTATCGCTTCTGGATAAACTACTGGTGGCGTACTTAATAGCACTATACACCTGTCCTTTCTAAAAAATATAACTTCTAATTGTTTACTATACACAAATCTGGTCAATCTGTTCATCTGAAATTATTGCTACGCTTACACCAGAAGCAGCCTGAGCAATCTCAGAATATCTTTGGGCGTCAATTGCAGACTTCGATGCGGCATTAGCATAGTTTGATGCAGAGTTGGCATAATTACTTACCGTGGACTCTCCCTTAGTGAGACGATCATTAAATACCTTTTCTGCATTCGTAAGACGCTCATCGAATACCCTTTCTGCATTCGTAAGACGATCATTAAATACCTTTTCTGCCTCAAGAGTTATTATGTCAGACTCACTTAGAGACATTAGATTCTCATGGCTCGTCTCATTCTTAGCAACATGGAATGTGATTGGGAACGTCGCCAGTATCTTATTGGTTGGATCTAATATCTCAACCGTTCCAATCTGCTCACCGTATTCAGCAAACATCTGAACAGTTGGTGTGATGATAAGCGTATTGCCAGAAATAGTGACTGCATTGTAGATGATCTTCCCAGATGGCTTCTCTAAATATAAATTAGCCTTACTGTTCGAAGGTACCGTATAGTCTACAATATTCACCATAATTGGAATATAATTAGACCCCTGAACGTAGTCAATTACAACAACTCCTGGGGATCGTAACGTCATGTTGCGAATAATGTATGGAGAACTTGTGTCTACTTCACTCATGTGCTTCCTCCATTATTTCTATTTTGACTGTTGGAGTTATGTTTCTATACATAGTTACCTCCTATCTTCTAAACACAAATCGAATCTATTGTAGCATTAGATATCGCAGCTGTAGTATCACCGATAGCATCGGATACAGATGTTTTTGAGCCATCAGATCCATTTAACGTAATCGTATAACCTGACTTTGTAAGCGTATACGTCGTGTTAGTATTGGTGTCTTGCGTTGTAATAGCTCCAGTTGTACCATTTCCTCTTGTGTATGTTATCGTTCGACCAGAAACACTCAAGTTTTTAATATAAGTCGAGTCGATTTGTTGCCCGGAACTATCTTGGGTTGCTCTTGTTGCAATATTAGCAGAAATTGCAGCTCCATTCGAATCGCCTTCCGCAAGACGATGCCATGTAGAACTTGAAATATCATCTCTTCCTGGTGAATCGTTTCTTCTCCACCAAACACCATTTCCATCTTGAGTTGCTATTGCTAATTGACTTACCCAGTTTTTTAAATCACTGCCTTTCCAATCCATAGACAATATATGCCACCATTTTCCAGCTGTCGGAGTGGTAGGCGAACCAGTAGAGTTAGAGTTTACCATTGCTGACCAATATCCGGCAGTTGATGTGGATTGTGACACCCCTCTGGTTACTTTAATAGCAGTATATCCAAGAATAATATCGTCAATCTTAGACTTAATGAAAGTCCATAAAGCAGACATTGGCCTTCTATGGTACGTTGTAGTTGTCGTTCCACCGCCTGCATGCTGTGAAATGTAATAGTCCGCATCAGTTGGCGTGGATTCTTCACTAGCAAGTGAATTTAAGAGCCCATTCATATCTGCTGTATTACTTTTTGTAACTTTATTATTAAGAGCATTCTGAACAGCAGTAGAGACCGGCTTATTCGCATCACTTGTATTGTCAACATTGCCTAGACCTACTTGTGACTTAGTGACCTTATGCGGATTGCTCGTATCTGCCTTGTGATCTGTTATCAGCTTATTATTTGCGTTCTCGGCATTAGTCGCTCTGCTTGTCTCAGCATCAAGTTTCTTGCTCAAAGCATCTGTAATTTCTTTTGTATCGTCAAGAATTATCTGATTCTGCTTTACATACTCTGCGATCAATCTAGACTCGGTATCTGAGGAATTGTCCTCAATGGTCTTAACGGCCGACACCAAGTTGTTCTGCATAATAGAACTCTGATAGATAATCTTAGATAAAGTGTCCTTATAGGAGCCTAACTCGAGTTTAGTATAAGCTTCTTTCAGAACGTCATACTCGACACTGATTACCTTAGCAGTAGCATTAACATTCAGATTTTCAAATATAACAGTAATTGTGTCGCATAAGTTAACCTGTAGTGTCTCGTCACTACTGTACTCCTCTGTTCCAGCCAAGTCTTCATACGATACCGTCAGTGATACATCTGGTACACCATAAGACTTACCCTTCATATACGTTTTAGCAGCCTCTCGAAGCATTTCCACTGTAGGCTGTTTAACCTTCTCTGGAAGCTTTATCACTGAGCTAAGATCAACGGCCTCAGTTCTATGATATGGGAAGCGGTCCGCTTTATCAGACTGAATATTCTTCTCTGGTAGAACAACTGTAACGTCCTTCTGATCAATTGTGCCATGCCAATATGGAGTTATGCCAGTTACCGTGTTTGCAATAGAGTCTTCCTGCTTTAAATCGGTTAGATTAACTCCGTATCGAACCGTTACTCCACGATTTTTCCCTCGATGTAAATGCATCTTAACATTGTACATGTCAAACTCATATTCTGCTGTACCGAACACGTCGAGCAGACTGTTTTCTTCTCCGCCTAAGCAAGCCTTGAAACTTCTAGGAACTTTGTTCGTAAACGGCGCAGTAACATTCTTATCAGTCCATACCGTAAAAGGATTTGGTTCAGAAGAGTATGTTTTCAATTTATTCAAAGCATCTGCACAAGAAGATGCAGTAAATGGCATAACTGGAATGTACCTTAAATGATCACTAATATGCCATGCTGTAACTGTAACGATGCCGCCCATAGGCCTTGAAATAGTATCAATCTCAAATGGTTGCGGCCTATAGTTACTAGATGGCTCAGCTAAAATATAACGGCCTTTCTCCAAGTATTTGTACATTTCACTAGCGAATGGATACTCCATAGTAAGATAGTACTCGCCATTTCTCTTTTCTGTACAGATACAAGATGTAGCCTCATACAATCTGCCAAGTCCATTGCTTACAGATGTATCGAATTTTGTTTCTGTTGATTCAAACAATACAGGTATCATAAATATAAATCTCCTATTCTGTTTAAATCATACTGTCCACAGCCCCGGATCTACAATAGTCATCTTCAATGTAGTGCCTGACGCTGGAGTCAGCGTAATCTTATTGTCACCTGGTTCTAAAAATATAAATCCAGTTGGTAATCCTGTATATGTATTTGCTTCTAAGCTGCCCTTTTCGTCATATGCGTTCATTTTATTGCAATCTATGGTTATAGCTCCTGTATGTTTGGCAATATTAATTGTATACTTCCCAATATTTACAACGCCATAACCTTCTATTTTGACGATTGGTAACGCTTCGAAGTTAGTATGATTATAGAATGTTCCTTCGTACTTCTGGTTTACCGCTGTATAGACTCTAGAAGGTATATCCTTCAGAAAACGTTGCGGTTTACGGTCCAGTTTAAGATTGAACGTTCCACTTTCATTGTAGTCATCATAGGAAATACTATCGATGGTCTTAATCTTGGCCATGATGAACTGTCCTGGATGATACGTATCCTCTAAACGAAAATACGTAGACATATGTGTTGCCGCAAAAGCTTTAAATGCATCGAAGTCCGTCTTCCACGTATCTAAGATGGCGCATGGGTATTCGAACTCAACATTCTTATAGCGTTTATTGGACTTAACCAGATCTCCATTGCGGCCTGGAATGCTAACGTTTTCTCCATCGAATTCCGGGGCGCCCCACGTGGACTCCCCAGAAATTACGATGTTGAAATGATTGCTTAGCACTCCATCAAAGATGAAATAGTTATTCATTGCCAAGCCCTCATCTGCTGCCTATACTGGAATCCAAGAGCATCGGACACCTTATCGGAAATATCATTTACACTCATTCCCTCAGCAGCATTGATTGTGAAATTGTTAACAATAGTTGGAGCATATGTGTTGCTGCCTGTATTCGCAGAACTCATTGCAGCCATCATCTGGCCTGCTCTGGAACTGTAATTTGAAGCAACGACATCTGCTCTGACCTTAGCGCCGTCTAAGAGTCCACTAATATTCTTAGCACTATCCTCTACATTGCTTAGGTCTAATACTGGCGTAATTGTAGGAGCAAGTGCATCTAGTCCGTCTTGAACTCTATCATTAGCCTCTACTAACGCCGATCTTAAAGTATCAATGGTATCACCAACCATATCACTTGCAGCTTGAACTGCCAAATGAGACAGGTTTCTAATACCGTTTGCAAGACCTTGAATTAGGTATCCGCCAATCTTCATTGTCTTACGTGAAGGTGAATGAATTTCACCAGTTTTGCGCATAGCATCCATTGCAGCTTTAATAACTTCTGTAGCGCTCTTTGTAACCGCAGCTACCTCTTTAGAATCGCCAATACCTGCAGCTAAACCATTTGTGAGATACTGTCCAAGTACCTTGAACTGGCTATGACCTTCCTCAGATGTCGCAGCATAAACCTTGCTTATGAAGTCCTTCATATTCTTGGTTGCTGTTCCGACATATGATGTATCACCATAGCCTTTTGCAACTCCTTCTGTTATAGCTTTACCAGCAGCGTTTGCCGCTTGCGAAACTGATGATTTGCCTGAAGCCATTGTATTAAGCTTACCTGCAAGAGTGGTCTCCATAGTATCGATTGCGCTCTTCATCTTGCCTTCTGATGTTTTAAGATTGGTTATAAAAGTATCGCCCATTGCCGTAGCAATATTACCCATCTTAACAGCAACACCAGCTAGATTAGCCGCTAATCCTACGCCTGCACTGTCCAGTCCGAATTCGATTATGTCCCCAAGCATCTTTATTGCTTGCTCTCCTGCTTCAAGATCTGCCTTTGCGGCGTTCTTACAAAATGTCGCAATACCTTTTCCGATAGATCCAATCTGATCGGCAAAGTCTGTAGCGTCTTTGTCTCCAAGTAGCAGGCCCTTTAAGCCACCAGTAGATGGAAGATCTTTTGAAGCTTCCGCAATTGATTTAAATACACAGATAGCCATCATTGCTTGCGCAGGATCGAAATTTGATGCATTAGCTATAGCATCACTGAATCCTACAATACCCTCTCCGACAGAAGGCATCTCACTAGCCCAAGTTGCCATATCGTTGTCGCCAACGATAGCTGCTAACAGGCCTCCTGTATTAGGAACTTCATCTGAGGCTTTCGCAAGACTCTTAAAAATATCAATTGCCTCTGGAATGAGCTTTGTGTGAAGACTAACATTATCGAACTTACTATTGAAGTCAACAAGACCTTGAGCAACGTCACTCATCTGGCTAGCCCAGTCACCCATGTCATTCTCGCCAACAAGTTTTCCAAGAAATCCACCGCTATTAGGGATTTCATCAGCTGCTTCTGCGAGTTGTTTCAATAAGTCAATAGCTGGCTGCGTTTTCTTAGTATCAATATTAACACTTGCCGTCTTCTTAGCAAATGATGTGATGCCATCTGCCATATCGACTAGACCATCTCCAAATTTCTTGAAATCAGTCTTTCCACCGAATATGCCAATAACACTTGCGACAGCATTCTCTAAGTTAGCTGCTGCTAATGTCTTCATAACATCAGCAAATAGCTTGGACTTCTCCATATCTCCATCAGAAAGTTTCTGAATTTTAGCGAAGAATGGATTAAGGTTATCCATAAAGTCTCCAAGATACTTACCAATTTGAGGTAATGCACTGAATACTTCTGTAGCAAGGTTAGCAATGAATTTACCAATGGCTGTACCAATAGCAGATCCAATCTCAATTAACGCCTGTAAGCCAGTATCCATTGCAGCCTTTGCACCCTGGAATTCGTTCAGAACAGCTCCGAGACCAATTACTGCTGTAATAAATGCAGCTGCTGATCCAATGCCTATAATGGCTGCTGGACCTGCAAGGCCTGCTATCTCAAACAAGATCATAGCCTCACCAAGCTGAATTGCCAGAGTTCCAATTATTATCGCTCTAGGTAATAGGTCGGTAACGTCAATCTTATTGAACTCTGTCATCATTGCTACTAATACAACAGCAAATCCAGCAACAGATAACACACCAACAATAGCAGCTGCTGCATCTAATCCCGCAATTTCCAGCAATATCATTGATGCGCTTAAAGCAACAGCAAGGACTCCAATAGCTATAGCCTTTTGCAGAATGCCCTTATCATCAATCTTGTTCATGGCAATTCCGATAACGACCATTTCCAATGCAACTACACCTAACATAGCTGCATTCTTTAGTGTATTAGCTGGATTAATCTTCATATGGTCTAAAGCCCACAATGCAGCTACAGTTTCACCTATAACAATGCCCATTGCAACAGCTTCGCCAACCAATTGCTTCCAAGGTGTATCCTTAAGAACAAGAAGACCTGCAACGGATAATCCCAGTACTGCTATAAAGCCTACTACAGCCTGCCTTGAATTTTTACTTTTAGATGCTATATAAATGGCTCCTGCGGCAGCTAACATTACGCCAGCCATTGCAGTAGCTGCAAGAAGTAATTGTGGCCAAGGAACTCCTGACAATACAAATAATCCGCCAGCAGTCATTGCAATAATAGCAACGAACGATTCTGCAACCTCTCTTGAAGTCTTGTTCTTGGATGCTATCCATATTGCTCCTGCAGCAGCAAGCATTACGCCAGCCATTGCACCAGCTGCTTGTAATATCTGTGTGAAGTCAATAAAAGTTAAGGCTACTAAGCCGGCTGCTGTACTTACTATCAGTGCTACAAATGCTTTGGCCATATTGCCCTTTGTGTCATTTTTAGACGCTATCCAAATAGCTCCTGCAGCAGCAAGCATTACAGCTCCAAGACCTACAATGCCCTTCCAAATTGAAGGCCAATCCATGTTTCCAATGACTTTCAGAGCAATTGTTATAGCAACGATCGTAAGAGCCATGCCAAGGGTTGCCTTTGCAGACTCTGAACCTTTTTTAGCAGTTAGATTCATGGCGGCTATTGCACCAGTCATAATTCCAACTATCACTAAAAGTCTCAGAGCTCCAGTTCTGTATTTCTCATCAGTCATCTTAGCTAAGGTTTTGAGTGGAATAACCATGAGTGCTATAGCCACTCCAAAAGCCAAGGCTCCCTTAGCTCCGCCAGCTGCTCCTTGCTTAGCAGATGCATTCATTATCGACATTACTATCGCCATCATTGCCATTAGACCAGCTAATCGCTCTAACCCGATCATATACTTGTCCGGATCCATCTTCGTTAGCAATGTCATAGATGCTGTCATCAGCAGCAATGTTATGCCAAACTGATGCATATTTGTGTTCACCATACCAATTGCAACCGGGTCAGTAACTTTAGCAAGCTTATTTAGGCCGAGCATAACACCGGCGAGCATTGCGACCAAGGCGGCCATTATGCCAAGTGATTTCAGCATGATTTCGCCACCAACCATCTTGAACATAGCAGCTACCGCTATAAGTCCACCAACAAGAATCATCAATGCATCTGTAAACTGTCTAAATTTACTCTTTGGAGGTTTCTTTCCAAGCTTAATAGCAACCTGGTCTAATACATCTGACGCCGATACAGCTACGGCACCAATGCTGTCCATAAAGTTGCCGAGTTTCCACTGGCTTCTGATAAGTGTGAATAAAGCAGACCAACCAGCAGCAGACTTCAGTATAGTCGTAACATCTTTGTCTGTTAATGCAGTAGCAACAGTATGCAAGAATTTCTTAAGCTTCTCGGCAACCACCTCTGCAGGATTTGAAATATCAATGCTTTTAATGGATTTGGACATGCCGTTTAGTGCGCCGGTTATACCAAAGACGCCACGGTTAACCTTATTTGTTTCAGAGCTTCCACCTCCTACACTTTCCATTTTGAGGTCTGCATCAGCAGAGTTTAAAGCTCCTCTTATCTGATTAGTGTACTCACCTTTTGCTTTCTGGACAGAAGGCTTTAATGCTTCTCCCCAGTTAAACACTCCAGCAGCTTGGCTAAATTTGTTAGCAATAGCTCCTAGAATTCCTGTAAAGTCAATCTTTTCAATGAGTCCGCCCCAGTCGATGCTGGTAAAGAAATCTGCTATTGATCGACCTATAAACTTAAAGAAGTCAACAATACTAGTACGACCTTTTACTAAATCAGTTAATGCGCCATTTAGCTTGGCAATCTTACCAGTAATAGCTCCAAATGCTGCTGCTAATTTATCGATTGTAGATGCTCCACCTTTTACAGCAGAACTATTTAATCCTGCAATTTTATCAGCAACAACACCCAGAGCATTTACAAACTTTTCACCAAGTGCCTTTCCAAGCTCTTTAACAGACTTGATAAATGCTTTGAAGTTTTCATTCTTACTTACTGCTTCAGCAAAAGCAATAGCACTTTCCTTAGCTTTGCCAAGAGCCTCTCCCATAGCCTTAACTGGCTTTGACTCCTTGAATGCATGGAAGAATCCAACTATGTTATTCTTAGCGGATCCAGCGGCTTTGCCAACACGCTCTATTCCATTTGCTCGTCCAACGAAGTCAATAATTCCACTAACAGCCTTTGCTGCAGCTGTTGCAACAGCATATAGTGCTTCACCAATCAGGCTTATTACTGGCAATACAATTCGCAAAGGACTTAGCAAAACAGTTAATACTTTAGCTAAGCCTTGAACTCCATCTTCAGATAGAATTAATGCTTCTGTAAAGTTTCTAAATCCTTTAGATACCCCAACGAAGTCAAATCCGCCCATAGCGCTTATCGTGTTGCCAATGGCAATACCGATTGCTCTTCCAACCTGAACGATAGCACTTACAATATTAGCAAAACCATGTACTACATTAAATATAGTATCACGAGCAGCTTTAACAGCTTTCTCGTTATTAACAATTACTCCTGTAAACTTCTCAAATGCTTCTGATGCATTGTACAAACTTATTTTATTAATACCCTTAGCAGCATCAGCAACAGCTTCGCCAAAGGTCTTGAATACAAGTACAAGAGTTTTGCCTATGTTTCCAATTCCCTTGAGAACATTTACTGCAGCAGACTTCTTAACTTCTGCCGTTGATTTCTTAACAGCTTCTGTCTGTTCTTCTACTGCTACGGTCTGAACCTCTACAGCTTCTGTAGTCTGATCAGCCTGCACCTCGTATCGTTTACTAGAGCCCATAAGCTCATTGACGCGATTCATGACCTCGGCATATGAGTCGCCTAAGGCTTCCATACGCTCAGCTCCATTACCATAATCGCCACGCATAACAGCTGCAGCTAGGTCATCAATAGCATCTGTGGTTTCTTGAACAGTCTCAGTTACTTGCTGAACAGTTTCAGTTGTATTCTTAACCTTGTCATCAACATGGCCTGGAAGCATATCAGCGAATGCCTGAACTTTTGAAGTAAGGTTATCAATGAATCCTGCCATTTTAGTCATTGGAGTTTCTGCAGCGGTAGATGCCTTCTTAATATCATCAGCAATGCCGCCAAATGTCTTTCCAATAACGTCACCTAATGCAATGATTAGTTTACCGAGTGAATCAGTTACAGGTGTAATATAAGTTCTAATGGAATTGAATACAAGTCTTACATTATTTAGAACTTCAGTCATAGCAGGGAGTAAATCATCTGCTACATCAGCACCAATCTTTGATAATGCAGCCTTGGTGTTTGATAAAGCACCTTGGAATGTCTTGTTCGCCTCAACGGCATGGTCTGCAAAAGCATCATACATTGCATCTGAGAATGTCTTGAAATCGATCTGGCCTTTTGATACCATTTCTCGAACTTCAGACTCTGTAACGCCCAATGCTTTTCCTAACTCAGCCGCAGCATTTAAGCCTCTTGCAGCCAAAGAATTAAGATCTGTAGCCATTACTCTTCCCTGACCAGCGACACGAATATAAACATTCGCGATATCATCATAGGAGGAGTTTGTCATAGCTGCTACACCAGAAATAGATCTAAGTGCAATAGCCATATCATCAAGCTGACCACTTGCTGACTGAGTTTTAGCATCTGCCTTACCGATTCCTTCAGCAAATTTATCAACATCAGTTGCTGTGGTTAGTAATGAATTACCAGCCTTGATTCCTGATGCAGATAACTGAGCTGCAGCCTTAGCCGCAGAATCCAAACCGTATGCAGTTCCATTTACCGCATACTGTAAGTCGTTATTAACATCTTTCCAAGCAACCTTGAGACCTTCGAGCTGGAATTTAGCGTTCTCAATATTAAGTGCTCTATTCCAACCTCCAGACTTAATTTGTGCTGGAATTGCAGTAGCCACACGGGTGACGCCATCAATAGCCGCGTCTGTCACTCGTCTAACCACTTCCATTCCGACAACTCCTAAAGCGGAGAACCGGTTACTAATGTTGTCGACGCCATCAGCAATGCCTCTAATCTGAATGTGATCGATGGCATTCTGAAGAATTCCAATGCCGCCGATAGCATTACTGAATTTAAGACCTTCCTTTAAATTGTCTAATGTATTTAATGTCTGACGAGCGCCCTTCTCAAACTGGGCGTTGTCAAACCGCATTTCGACGACACGTTCGTCAACAGAACTACTCATTTTCTAGTCACCTCCGCCCAAGCGTCGTCTGCAAGTTTCTCAAACACTGGTCTCAGTGCTGGATTAATGTAATCTATGCCTTCAACATATCCTCCAGAACCAGTCATATGCCCATACTGTAATAGTACTGCTACGTTAGCTCCGTCGTTAATGTTGTCATTTGTCCATATTAATTTTGCTGTTCCATTCTCTACAATTCTTTCATAGGACCAAGAGGAGGCTGTTCTTCCAGTATCTTTAGGCGTAGCAGCTTCTAAGGCTCTAACGCCCTCAGCTCCATACTTGTCTAGCACATGTAATAAGTATTGCCCTGCTGTAATCTTACCTAAAAGCTTTTCTATATTGTTAAAATTACCTTTATGAACAACCTCTATTGCTCCCATACTTATTTACCCCTTGGATTTAAACTTTGCTCTATTAGCTGCATTAATTCTTCGATTCTCTGCATAAATCTCCTCTTTCGACATCATCTTAGGAGGAGTGTTTTCTTCATTGGCTGCATCAAGTAATGCAAACAGCCTATTCAGATGCCACTTTTCGCATTCCTTGAAAGGTATGTTGAGGGCTGCCATCCAACTGTATATCCTGTCAGATGTTAGTATCTTCTTTCGCCCTCCACTCTTCTGTTTACTGAGAGTCCATGCAGACATGGGATCATTAATATAATCTCGTATCTGAATCATTTGAGCCTCAGTAAGCTGATAGTAGATTAGTGGGTCTACATTTTGCTCGAGTGTCATGCAACGAACATAGTCTAAAGCTTCCTCTGGACTTTTTTCTTCTTTCTCGAAGAATGATGTTTTCCATTTTGCTTCCCATTTTGACACACTCAATAAAGAATGCATTAAAGTGAGGTGCTGAGGCTTTAGCTGAATGAACTTGCAGTTTTCTTCATCAAATAGCTCTACTCCAGGGATATCGATCTCTAAAGCCCCAACCATAGCTCATCACTTCTTCTCGTTGAGATGATACTCCTGCTTGAGATTGTTAATCTTTGCCTGGACCTCAGGACTATTAATGTTCGCCTGGAGCTTCTTAGGAAGAATACCTACGAAGAATGCATTTAACTTATCTGGATCAGCAATAAGCTCTGTCCATAATGCATTGAAAGCTGCAGTGTCTACGAATTCCTTAGCGAGTTCTCCACCACGCTTAATGAATGCGCCGCCATCAGCAGACTTAACACCATAAGACTTAAGTACCAGCTGCTTGAACAGCTTCGTTAACTCAGGTGTATCTGTTGTTTCAATCATACGGCGAATAAGGCCGTTGAAGCCACCATAGTTCTCCAGCTCTAATTCAGAGAGCTCAGCCTCTGTAAGGTGAAACCAGTGGTCCTCAGTTCTAGTGTTTCCATCGAAATCTTCAAATGTAATAGTCTTCTTAATCATAATTAGTCTTTCTCCTTTTCATCAATAAAAGAGGCCGCTTTGGTACGACCTCTTCCAAATCAATTATTGGTGCTATCCTATAGGGATTAGCCCTCAGGATTTACAGCTGAGTCAGCCATTAACCGGTATACTTCATCAGGAAGTGGAAGTCTAGCTGGCTGCTCACCACCGAACAGAATGCTCTCAAGCTTAGCAAGCTTAGCAGGATCAGTCTTAGTAGAGTCGATCTCGATATGTGCTACTGGCTTAAGTGGCTTACCGTCAGAGTCCTTGACCGTTACAGGAACTGCTGTAGCTGATGTTGTCCAGCTCATGGTCATTCCTTCTGGAGAATCGTTCTCAGTCTTATGAGCACGCTCAGAAGGAGATGCTGTAGAGTTGTACTGAAGATGAAGCTTATATCCTGCGGATGGGTCTGAGTCTGTGCCAATGTTGGTACGGCAAACGAAACCGAATGCCTTACGCTTCTGCTGACCAAAGGTAACACCCTTTGCAACCTGAGCCGAACCGTCACACTCTGCCCACTCATCTGGGTACTGGAGTGCTTCGATTGTAGAGCCATACTTCTCAGCTGAACGTGGAGAAGCATACTTGATGTTATCGGCCCACATATCAGTAGCCTCAGCTCCTGAAGGAGACTCTGTATATCCTGTAAGGCCGCTCCATGCGATCCCTTTTGGATACTCGTTGTTAACCATAGGGTATAGCACTCCATGGTCTGTACCAGACTCATAACGACGATCGCCAGTCTGGTCCCAAACTAATGCGTTAGATGTTGTATCTGCCATAGTTGGTTATGTTCCTTTCTAATTATTTAGATTTGTAAATATCATGCATGTATTTTATCTTACTAGAGAATTCGGAGTACATGTCGTTTATAGCCTTGTGAGCTGTGACTGCTATGAGACTGTCATCATTTTCCATTTTGAAGTTTTCTTCAAAAATCTCCATGATGGTTGCTGCATGGCTTAGCTCATTAGCGCTCATCTCGGCATACTCCTGCGCCCAAGTCGGATGCTCCTGTTTGCAGTTGATTGCTTCCTGAATGTAATGAGATGCGCCGTCTAATTCGTCTCGCAGCATGTCGTTATAGTGACAAACATTCATCCGTTATCTCCTCATGCCGTTGGTGTGGAAGTTGCTGCAGAAGATGGATTAGAAGATCCACTCCATGGAACAAATCTTCCAAGACTTGAAAGAATAGTCTGTGTCTGTGCTGCATTATTAAGAGCATTCTGTGCAACAGCGAGCTCTCTATTGCGGTCATCCAGACGATCATTGAGCATTTGTGTCTTGATAGAGCAGCAGCACTCATTCATCTGACTACCTAATCCATCCAACTTAGATGCAAGAACGTTTGTCTGATTCATCAAGCTGGTGTTGAGCTGGTTAAAGCCCTGAATAGCATTGATCAGATTTGCATTCTGCTGAGACATCATTGCATTTGTCTGAGAGTTAATCAGATTAGCAGTCTCATAGTTGTTCTGCTGAGTAGACAAGGCAATACCCTGAATCTGTGCCTGTGTAGCCTGGTTGTTCAGACCTGCTGTCATATCCTGTTGTGTTACGAGGTTTGAACCACCATTGCGATTCATTCCTCCGCCCCAGCCAAGTAATACGAAAATCATCAGTAATCAAAGTAGACCATTAGAGTCTCCGTCCTTATTCAGCGCAGCGACGTCAGCTAAAGAAAGATTTCCATCCATTGATAATTACCTCCTTTTTAGATAAATAATAAAGATAATATAAATTGATAATGTATTTAATCAAGAGCAGGCAGCTTTTTTTTTTTACAGGCACCTTCGAACTATGGCTGGGTTCTGCTCTTTGATTACAAGTTTTCAGAAAGGATTTCGTCACGCTCTTCTGCTGTGATCCAACCCTTTTTAAATGCTCTCAACGGCACTTCTTTGTTTTTGGTCTTTCTATAAAGTCTCTGAATTGTATAAAACATGATTTTCCTCCTTTACTCTAGACCAAGAGAATCCATAGCTAATGAATCTACGGAGTTCTCAAGTGCCGCAACACGACTGGACAATGACTTCTTTGTCAGAACGATTGTTGCAGTATCCTTTGTGATTTCATTCTTATCGGTACCGATTTCAGTATAAGCACCAATATTCTTAGTAATAGAAGCCAATTCAGTGAAGCCTTTATGAACAGCGACGGAAGTTTTTCCATCGATCTCATAAATTACAAGATCTTCTGGATAGTTTTCAAAGTCTTGCTCTAACGACTCGATTGTGGCACCTTCTGGGAAAAGGACCTCTAATTTAGCTTCCTCACCAATCTGAGCACCGCCATCAATGATTGTAAAGTCTTTATTGTTAGCCTTGATTATATTCATAATAGATCCTTTCCTTATGCGGTTCGTTTCCAGCAATAATATGTTTCATACGGAGGCATGTTTTTTCCTGTTCCAGATACACCTTGAGAGCCTGTTGTGCTGGCGTTTGTTGAAACCGACATTGACAGATTGCCGGAATCGCCCGTTTCATTACCCCAATTCCACAAAGTTTCTCTGCTCATTGTAGGAACTGTGGCCTGCGATCCGGCTGCAGTGCCAGTAGCATAACTCGTAAATGTGTACCTGTTGTTTTTATTGGATTGCATCGTGTGATGATGATTACCACCTGTTGCAGTACCACTCAAAGCTGGTATGCTATGCGTATGGCTTACAACCACCGCATCAGCACTACCGCCTGTTGTTCCATTTCCATACTTATCGCCAGCTGCTAGAATGAACTTGTCTTTAATCTGGACCCAGGTCCCTCCGAAAAGTGTCCCTGGATTCGTAGAATTGGAGCTCCAGTATAAAGACCCGACAGGGTGCGTCTTATCCAGCATTTTACTCCAGACTCTTTTGAGTCCGGTATCATCTAAGAAAGGCATATTACTGTCCTCCCATTATTCTATTAATTAATGCGACGGGATTGAGCATCTTCTCCTGACAGAGTTTCAATGCTGCCTCCTTGGCGTTCCCGCCATGTTCCTTGACATACTGTTTCGCCTCTTCTAACCGAGGGTCGTCGGCTGATGTAGGAAGCGGCTCAGAAGTATTTCCATTTTGACGACTTGCATTAATATTACCAAGCAATGAAAAGTTATCCATTCAACTCCTCCAAAAGATTATCTACTTTCTTATATAGTTCATTAAACTTGTCAACAGTTACATATTCTTCCTTATGTGTGGCCTTATTCTCTTCAGGAGCTGACTCCCAATTAACAACACCACGCTTATATGAAGCGTTACCATACGAGTCCGTAACCTTAAGCCAAATTACATTATCTGCAGTTGAATCTGCCAGTATTACTGACGAATCTTTTCCAAGAGGGTACGACTTAGCGCCATTCTCTCCAGGCACGGCTGGAACCGTAACTGTCGGAGATAACTGCTGCGCTAAAGCACCTCCATAAAGTCCGAATGGATCATACATCTGAACCTCCTCCTCTCATCGTTTCAGTATGTTATTTGGAACACATCGTGCGTGAAGCCACTTGTTTCAAAGTGCTGCACGTGTCTTCTGTATTTAAAGCCACCCAAAATAGCGTCCACAAGTCCAGCAGACTTATCACTGCCATCGTTGCAGGCGCATATTAGAGTGACATCCCAATTGCTAGACGCTATATATGGATTATTATCAGCATAGCGTTCAGTTCTTGGTTTTTCTGAATAAATCAGACACGGATAGTGCATGTCTTTTGCAGGAGGCTTATGGTGATAGACATAAGGCGTTCCTAGGATCTCCCGTAGCTTTTTACTAAGCTCATGTTTCCTCGTTACCACTCCATACTCCTCCTAGTGATAGTATCATTCTGTGTTGGTCAACCTCAACGGAGGTCACCTTCCACTTCGTGCCTTCCCACTCGACATACTTAATATCCGCTTTATGAGTTCTAGCAAACTTATTGGCGACTATGCTGATTCTATTTCTGGAAACAAAGTCATCGTTAACCTGATTCTCTGACTGCTGATTATATAGTGCCTTAAGGATTGTTGCCTTGCACGATTTTCTCTCAATATGAGGACCCCAGTCGCCATCACCTGTTAAGTCTGCATTGCTCATATTGTAACCAACATAGACGCCCTTTCTCATTTGCTATTCTCCTTACTTAATTAGCCCTCTGGCTTTGTTGGTGTCTCTTTAATGAGCTTACCGTCCTTATCCAGCTTCAGTGGGGACTTAAATCCAAACTCAGACTCCTTCTTGGTTCCAACAACCATTGCAGAGAATGGCTTAACCAGGGCACCAGAGCAACGAGTCTCAATCAGGTACTTCATCTGGTTGAAATCAATGTCGAAGTCATCGAACATCTGTACAGCGCCGCCCTTATCTGCACCAACAACGTAGTCAGACAGGTCAACGACAATTACCATAGGATCGATGTCCTTGTTACGCTCGAAGATCTCATCTGGAACCTCAACGATGTTCTTTACACGCAGAGTTGTAGCCAGAGCTGCCTCATTAGCATACATAAGGTGACCGATGCCATCCTCGATCAGCAGAAGCTGAGCAAGAACAGATTCCTTGACGAACATGGTCTTGTTACCAGATCCCTTGTAGTTAGAATATCCAAGAATAATCTTACGAATAAGATCCTTAGCAGTGTCACTATCAGTAACAGCAGCTGCCTTAATCTTATAAGCATATAAATCATCATCGGATACGATTGGACGAATATGGATCTCCTGGATCTTATCCTCATCTGCTGCATTACGTCCATCACCTACCAGGATTGCACCTGCAATTTCCTCATCAAGCATGATTCTCATCTCACCCTTGAGGAATACAATTACATCGAAGGATACAATATCAATCACGTCATCACGATTGAGCTTATTCTTCTTATAAATAGTCTGAGGATCGGTAGATCTCTTAAGCAGGGTGAATACTTCATCCTTCTTCTTGTTGCCCTTGAAGTAACCCTTAGCACGAGCCTCATCTTCAGTGATGTTTGCAAACACGGACTTAACGCGTGCGAATGGAATGTGCTTTGTGCCATTCATGACCGATGCTACCCAAGCGGTCTCACGCTTAATAAACTCAGGACTATCAGTAATAGCCTTGGCATCCGGGAAGAGCAGATCAATATCTGTAATGCCATAATCCTCATTTTCTGCATGTGCCACGAAAGAATCTCTAAGAGAGCCATAAGACTTAACGTCTCTCATAGAATCCTCGAAAAAGTGCTGTACATTCTCAGCATGTGCTACATAATCCTGCTGCATAGCTGCAGACTGTGCGTCAAATACATTGTAGTGTGCCATATCGTTTAATTCTCCTTCATCAGAGTGCTCGACGTCGTCTTCTTCGAGGTATTCGTAATCCTCGTCGTCCTCGTCGTCATCATCGTCTTCGTAATCTTCCTCGAAGTCTTCGTCCTCGTCCTCATCTTCATAGTACTCATCGTCATCTAAATCAGAGTGCTGAACGTCTTCGTCGTCTTCGTCATCATCTTCATCCTCATCAGATACATCATCTGGTGTGGCAAGTAAAGCCTGCTGGACTAACTGGGTCACAGCTGCTCTCTGAGTATCATCCAGAGAGTCAAATACTTCACCTAACTCTTCTGGAGTCATTAACTCATCATCGCCCATATTATTCTCCTTATCTTCTTCGGAATGCTCCACGATATCACCTGGGGCATACGAGATGGAACCGGAACTGCTATAGATCTCAGCCTCAATCTCGTCACCTTCTTCGGACGAATGCATAACAGATGTCTGCTCAATGTGAGCCGTTGGGTCCGCTGGAGATAGAACTAAGCTTACCTCCTTGACGTCACCATTATACAGATTGCATCCCTGTCTCTGCAGGTTATTAGCCCATACACTAAGTGAATTAATATCACCATGTGAGACAAGCTCTTTTGAATCTCTGCCCATCTGTGTATTGTTAAAGGCACCGTAGACATTAAGGTTTCCTTCCTCATCTGTCTTTAAAAGTGCTTTACCAGCACAATACTGAGGGCCATCTTTATGGTTATGCATCCACATCAGTGGAACGATTCGTCCGTCATTGTGATCGAAAGCACCGGGTTTAAATACAGTGCCGTCAGTGCAACGAACATTTACTGTTGCCGCACGACCTACGAAATCGTATTTCATGTGTTACTCCTTTAATAGAAACCAATTCAAATCATAATCTCCATTGTTTCGTGATTGCAATTTATTGTCTTATCGTCTACGCTGGTTATATGATTCTAAAAAGCTTTCTATTTTGACTTCCTATTTAGTTGCTGGTTAATCCATGCCGATGCTGCAGTCGGTGCGCTTTGCTTCTTTTCAGTAGGCAAGCTTGTATCCACCTTCATGTTACCAGTTCCTAACCTACTAGCTTCTTTATCTGAGATGTTCAGATTCTTATTTCTAAGAGCATCCGCATCTGGATCATCAACAGGCTTAAAGCCAATAAGTCCTCTAAGTTCATTTGAAGATAGAATTGCATTACGTGTAAACTTATCTGCAATGTCGGCCATAGAATTAATCGGGACGAGCTTAAATGGATTACGGAAGTATGTAATAGCTTGTCCACGTGTTCTAGCATTTTTGGATAAGAACTTTCTAGTCATTTCCTCGACAATAGCCGATAGAATTGGCTCTACAGTTCCGTTGTAGTAATTTAATATAGTCTGTTCATCGGCAGTGCCGTCAAATACTGATTGTGTTAACCTCAACTGAGAATAAATCTCTTTCTTAAGCTTCTCAACCTGGTCTACAAGTTGATTGTTCGGAGATCTATTAAGCTGTATAATCTTATCTGAAATTCCTGCATATGCGATTCCATACCTTGAGCCATATAGCTGCGCTTCGAAATTCTTTCTACGCTCTTCAGCCTGTTTTCTCGTAGTATCAGCTCTCATGTCGTATGGAAACTGAATAATAACATCCATCTTTGCATAAGCGTCCTCATCAGATCTATCCAATAAAGACAGTTTTCTGTTGAGACGCTGCATCGATGAATTTGGCATGTTCATTACAGAATACAGCGGATTTTGGATAATAGCAGTACTTGACTTTGGGACAATAATCTCAGAACGCTTTCCAGTTCGCTCATCATAAGCCTCGACCTTGATACTAGTTGGGTACCATTGTTTAACGATTCCAACTCGTAAAGATCCAATATCGATAGCCTCTGAGTTATTAGGGTTTACGTTCGCATCAATTGGAACGATGGCTACAACGCCTTCGTCCAACATTGTCTGAACGGCATCTTGTATTAGGGCCCTCCCTGTCTGGTCCATGTTAGCTGATAATGTTAGACAATTATTTAATCCAGAGTTTACCTCTTCCTTAAATCGTCCGTTATCATCATTCTGTACATGCCGAATGTCAATGTTGCTACAATCGATTGAGATCTGGTTCGTAATGGCGGTAACTATAGAGGAGCTACTTCTATAATTTGTCCTAGCCCTATCTGGTCTAAAATAGTATCCACCATAACTGTCGCTTCGTTGCTCAGTTGGGCTACGATTCGCAAAAGCGTTCCATGCACGCCTAAACCGTTCTGCAATTTCTGGCATTTAACGCCTCCTACTTTTTCTTCTTCTTAGAAGCTTTCGATTTTGACTTCTTTGTTGGAACACCATTTGTTCCTGTTACGACTGGGTCACCTAGTGTAACTGTTGGTTCAGGATTCAGAGACTTCGATAAATTCTTCTTAGCCTTCTTGAGGGTCTTACCAGCCTTCTTAATAGCCTTACCAGCATGGTCTCTAACACCAACTAAACTTGTGTCGTATTCGAACTTTGCTTTATCAGCTTTCTTCTTATACTTTTTGCTTTCCTTTGTAGCAACCTTATACCCCTGCTTTGAGGCCTTGATGCTGTCACCCATATACGGGTCATTCTCGAATCCCCAGGTATCGCCCCACGCGGTCTTATAATACTTTGCTAACTCTTTGTTTTCCTTATACTTAGCATTAGCTTTCTTGTACTGCTTCTTAGCATCATTACCAACAATACGTCTACCAGCCTTATTTGCTATTCTTCCAGCGGTAGAAGCTCCCTCACTAATTGCTTTACCAGCGGCAGAAGCTCCTTCGCCAATTGCTCTTCCAGCTTTCTTAGCATTACGCTTAGCCTGTCTAGCTAGAATCTCGGCTTTATGCTGAGCATAGTAGGCTGCATTGTAGGCTTTCTCTTTTACTTTCTGCTTGGGATCAGTTCCCCATGAGTGTTCGACGTAATCGTCATAGTATCTACTCATTATTCAAAGCTCTCCTTAAATAACTTATATGCGACCCAGGCATCCATCATAGCAGCGACTGCATCGATCTTTGCCTCATATCGCTTCTTCATTAGTTTACGGTTACCGTTATTGTCTTCTGAAGTAATACAGTTGCCCATAGAGAACGCCATAAGCTCTTCATCAAATATCAATGCTCTTTCGCCAGCTAGATTCTTAAGCTCACCTAATGGCACTGACTCTGTCTTAGCACCCTGAATTACTTTAGTTACACAATAGTCACCACGATCGGTTGTCCATCTAGCCACGAAATCCTTGGCATTGTATGGATCGAATCCAAAGGCTCGAATGTCATATCCGCGTTCATAGGTGTGCTTCATCAGGTCCTCATATATCTCTGTCATGTCTAGAACGTTTCCATCCATAACAATCAGGCTACCTTCATTTATAAATGAATCGTATTTAATTCGCATAGCTAATGGTAGCTTTTGGTATGTGAGTGATGAAATATAACAGCGAGTCTTTATACCAAATGTTTGGTTCCTAAGTGGGAATAGGTATGTGAATGCACAGAAGTCGTTACCTTGAGACAAGTCGGCTCCGAGTGCACAAGGCATAGACCAGAAATCCTGAAGTCTATGTGGCTGCGTTTCTTCATACGTAAAGAAGTAGGTATAACCTTCCATAGGTATGCCAAATCTCTTTGCCAAAATATCATTTCTTGTAGCAGGAGCATTCTCAGCTCGTTCTTTCTCTTGCTGATACGTTTCATATGTTACAGTAAATCCTAAATTTGGATTCGCTTTTGCCCACATATTAGGGTCAGCAACTTCTGAAATATCATCTAGCCTATACCACCAAATCGATACGTGTGGATTTGGATACTCACCTTTTAGAATATCCATTAGCTCAAGCTTAATTGTGTCTCCAGGACCATTACGAACTGTACCCTCAGAAGATGTTGCAACAATTAGCCAGTCATCTAAGTTCTTAGAAGCTGACTGCTCGAGTGCACTGATTACATCTTCTCTAGTATCGCCAGATAGCCACTCATCGATAGTTGCGCACTTACATCTAAGACCTTGAAGCTTATCGATACTCATAGGTCTAATCTTTAGAATAGAACCAGTAATAAAGTTTTCGATACCCTTCTTAGTGGAAGCAAGTTTCATACGATTCATCTTAGAGCCGGTTGTATTCTGTAAACTTCCTTCTGTTAGGAACTTGAATACGTCTCCTCTTGCTTTTGTGATAGCAGTTCTGAAAGGATATAATACCTCATCTGCCTGATCCATAGTTGGCGCAGTTGTTACCTGCTGAGTTGTATCTGGATCTACAATTAAGTAATATGCCTGGACACACGTATCGTATAGAGATTTGGCAGCGCCTCGACCGACAATAAGATACTGTTTGTTAACAAGACGCTTTTTAATACGCCTATTAACGTATCGAACGCTTCTTCCGTCTGGAGATACCTCTGGCACACTTCTCTCTACGAAGTAATACCATCCAAATATCTCTTCTCCCCATACTTTAAATGACTCTAGGAGATGCAGTGGCGAACCATCCGTAAGAGTTAATTCATTCTCACAGAATTTAATCCATCCTTCTACAACATCTCCATCATAATATACATTTGGATTTCGGATAAGATCGTCAATTCGGTTCATCTCCATAGACACCAGCTCATTTACTGGAATCTGATGCGATCGGACCTTATCTCTAAATATACCGTAGTATTTCGGGGTAGCAGTATTACTTAACACGTCGGTCCATCACCCCTTTTTATCTCATTTTAGCTCCAGTTTCCTTAAAATACCGATCCTGATGTGTACGCACTGTATTGAAATCTTTCCAATTCTGTGCAGTCATAGAGTGGGTATATGGCGCTATGTTGCTTAGATCTCCAGAACGAATAGCCTTATCTAGAGCCTTCTCATAAGCTTTAGCACCAGTTGGGTCGTCACCTTGGATTAACTTCTTTGCACCACCGATTGCATTAGCTAATCCAACTCCCGTGTTGATTGCTTTGGTGGTCTTGTCCATAACACCAAGAACCTTATCGACTGCGCTCTTTTTCTTTGGCTGCAAATTCTTTTCATTCAGAGCCAATTGCGCAAGCCTTTGATCGCTGGAAAGTCTATTATAGGCCTCTGCAATCTGTTCGGGAGACATACGTCTTCGATTGTTATACACATCTACAGCTGAGCCGCTTGAAACAATCTTTCTAATTTGATCAGCTTCTAACTGTTTCTGCTTAGCTGCTATTCTAGCCCTGTTAAGAGTCTCAAGCTGTTTCTTTCTGGCTTTCTTTTCCTTATGCGTGAGCTTCACAAGTTCGCCATTCTTGCCAAGCTTATATCGAGCTTTGCCCTTAGGAGTAAGAGAGCCATCTTTGTTCTGATAACGTCTGACACCCCATTTCATGCCGAGGATTCCATGGTGAGCAACGTAATCGCCGTACATGTCAGCGTGAGAGACTGTATCATCGTAATATCTTCCCATCACTACCTCACTTTTCTTTAGCCCTTCTAACAGCATTATTGGCTACGGCTTTCATATACATCTTGTCATCAAACTCTCTCTGAGCATCTGTAACTTTATGCTTCATCACTGGGGTTGTTCTAGCAGTAGCTTTGTACTTGTAGCCTCGATATGAATTTAGGGCATTTCTACCGCTTGCGTCTAATATAGGGCCAATTACTCCTCCTGTAGCAAGTGATGATCCAATGAGAGGATGCCCCATTGCGGTAAGTGCTGTTCCGCCAGCAAGAACTGCGCCTGAGCCAGCAAGACCCATAAGAGTGTTCTTAGCCTGAACCTTTGGATCTAGATAGTTTTTCCTAGAGACTTCCAACCTTGTATAAGGGTCATTTGCGATCTTGTTCCAGCGATCCATAGTCTCTTTATTGAAACTATCTCTCTCTTTTACAGTGGCACTATGCTCTTTACTTATAGCATTATACTGCTTCTTGAGTGCTGCATACTTTGGATGGCTCTTATCCATCTTGGCTAACTTCCGTTCCAACACACCCTTTTTCTTATCAAGTGCTGCAATCTTAGAATTATAAGTTGCTAATTCTTCCATGGAGTCGTTCATTCTGTTGGTTACACCACGAGCTTTTTTCTTTCTAGCATAGTAGCCAGTTCCGACAACATCTGCGGCGTAACGCTTTCTTCCAGCAGGAGTCAAATGACCTTTAGCATCTTGGTAACGTCTGACACCCCATTTCATTCCGAGGATTCCATGGTGAGCTACATAGTCGTCTTCGTCAGAGTGCGTGACATAGTCGTTATAGTATCTACTCATCATGTACCTCCTTAGTTAAGAGGCTCTAACTTAGATGCCATTACAAATGCATCCTTACCCTTAAAGCGGATTGGAAGGAAGCCGTTCTCAGGTTCTCCATTTGCCTTGACAGTAGCTCCGTTATCGAGCTGGCCAATGACATTAGAATTGTCTTTGAAGTATGCGTTAGTAGAACGCACATTCAATTTCGCGCCAGTAGAAGTAACTACCTTAAATGTGTCTGGCTTCTTTGGCTCCTCTACAGGTGCTGTCTCTACTACTGGCTGGGTATTCTCTTCAACCCGGTTATTCTTGTTCTTTTCCATTAGATGTACTCCTTATACTATTACTCGCCTGAAGACAACTCAACCATAAGTGTCCATTCGGCTTCTCTAGCAAAAGACTTATACTCTGCTAAAGTTGCTGCTGACATAGAACCTCCGTTAACTGCAATATTAGCTCGTGTTGCAACATATGACTTTACAGTCTCGATGTACTGATCGTCAATCTCAAAGTCGCTCCAAGTATCGGTCACATCTTTGACTGCAAAGATCTTCTTTGGTCCAATACCTTGACGATGCAAAGCTAAGAATGATAAGTTAGCGGAAAGCTTAATGTCAACATCAAAGTCGTCGTCATCTGGTTCCAGATCACAAGCGACTCGTAATGTCCTTAAAATACTACCGTCGTCAGTCATGGTATTGCTTTCCTCCTTACCATAGCTTTGTATCACCTGGCTTACGCTCTGGAACTGCAATTGAGATTCGGTCCGTGAGATGATACGTTATTATGTCGTGTGTGAGCTTGGACAGTGTTATAAGATTCTCTGGGTCATACAGGCATGGCCGATTCTCTAGAATATCATCTTTGGTAATAGGATTTATGTGATGTACATATGGTGAACCTACTATCTTAAACTCTTCGCCGGGCATAGCAATGTCGTGGCCTTTGTCACGAACAACTATCCTTGACCTTCTAGATCTCCATAGTCTTCCTGTATAGAACGCTTGGTTTAAATATCTGTCTTCTCCAAATGTTTGTTCACCTATCTCACCGTCTAGCATGAGATACATGACTCGTTCCTCATAAGTTTTTAGTTGCATTAATTCGCTATAACTCTTGAGCTTACTCATCTGTATCTGCTCCTTCCGGGGCGACACCTCTATAAGATGCTAAAGACTTCATAGCTTTGTCATACAGCTCTTCAATGTGTGCGGTAGACGCTAATGCTTCGGTCTTAGCTTTAAGCAGTTCACCTTCTAACTTAAGTTTCTCCCTTTCAAGCTGCTCCTTTTCGGAACCTAACTTTAAGAAGTATACTAAGACCTGGGAAGAAGCAGTACCGTCCTTAATTCGAGCTGCTGCCTGGGCATATGCGTCAGATATGATCTGATTCTCGTATGCGCCCTGCGATTGCATAGGTCCTCCTAGACTTTCGGACTCTTTCTTAGTTCTTCCTATGGTCTTCGTCCTCCTTTCAAATATCTTCCCTGCACTTTGTTGGCACTTCGCGTAAGATTCCACACTCTTTCCATAGTCTTTTGAAACTCTTGAAAGGAGAAAGCCGGACCGAAAGCTTAACTACAGTGAGCATGGAACCTTATGTGAAGTGCCAGCGGGCAGGAAACCTCCAGAAACAAAATATCAAATTTCCCTCCGGAGAATTTTTAAAG